GATCCCGAGGAACGATGCCTGCAGCGACGAATAGATATCCGAATACGCCGGAATAGTGATGCCCGCCGCCGTGATAGTCGGGCCAAGTGTCGCTAGAGGATAGGGGCCAGCCATGGTGCACCTACAAGGTGATGGTGAACGGGATCGACCCGTAGATCGTTTCTACCGAGTCCACACTGACGACGAACTTCCGCCCGGGCAATACGACCGACGAGTAGCCGGTGATGCTGAGTACGCCCGTGGTCCCGAGGATCGTCGCCTGGACCGCCAAGTCGCGAGTGTCCTGTGTACCTGTGCCGATCACCTGCTGGTACACAGGGAACCCCACGGTGCTATCCAGGAACCATTCGCCTAGCCATAACTTCAGCCGCGTACCTATCGCCTGCGCCACCGCCGCCGGGCTATTCACCAGGAACGGACTGTTGCCGCTGAAGATCGTCGAATCTCCATTGGGGGCGAGTTGGCGGTAGCGCATGGTAGCGGCCTAGCAGTGGGGTACAGTCGGGATCGTGATCGATATCCCGATACGCGACTCAAGAGACGTGATAGCTGCAGTCAGCGAAGCGATCTGCGCAACCAGCGCCGCTTCTTGAGCAATCAAATTCGCGTGCGGTATGACGATCGACTGGTCGATGAACCTCGTTATCCAGCTTATCGCGCTGCCTAGGTCAGTGGGTATGGAAGTGAGTGGGGCGAGCAGTGCGATCTGAGCGTTGATCGCGGCCTGAACCCCGAGTATTGGATTCATTGCCTCATCGATCATTGCTTGTATCTGGGCTTCGATCTGCGCCACTGGTATTCCGGGGACGAGTTGAATGTTGTCGAACTGAGTGATCAGCGCGAGAAACTGACTGATGTTGAAAAGATTGCAACCTTGATTAGCCATGATCGTTAAATGATGTTGGTTACGATGCCGTTCTGCACGGTGACCACTTGGCCCGATGCCGCGGTGAACGTACCGCTGGCACCTGTGGAGACATTGACTGATCCGACGGCCACCTCCAAATAGGTGGAACCGTCATTCGATCGCAATTGTACCGCGCTTGTGCTGATCGACGGGATGACGTGCGGCTTGGACTTCACGCCCACGAAGGCGAACCCGTCCGAGAGATCGTGCACCCGGGTATCGGCCTGCGGCAGCACTCCGCCGTATGCCCACCAGGCGTCAATCGCGCGACTGGCGAACACCACAAGGCACTCGTCGCCTACGGTCACGGGGAACGTCAGGCTGAACCCGCCACCGCCAGGAAAGCACAGGGGCACGTCTCGCAGCACGGGAATCTCGGTGTATACCGCCTTGCTCTTTTTGTTGTAGACCGGCACCATGATGGTGGCTTGCGCTTCGCACGTCATGGCCGCCATATTCACCTGGGTGATCACGCACGGCAACGCGGTCCATATGCCGGTCTGCCACCCCTCGAGTGCGACCAGCAAGGCCGTGTGTAGATCCTCGAATCGTTCGCGTGTGTCCATGGCTATTGCGGCGATTGCGGTACAGTGTTGGTGCTGGCGTCGACAGCTAGCATGATCACGTTCGAGTACCACTCTTGGCCCCGCGTGTCGCCTTCGTGTTCTACGCAGAATACCCGGTACGTCCCATCGTTCGATATCGACGCGAGCAGTTGCGGCGTTCCTGCATTCGTGTTGAACGGCACACCGCTGAAGATCTGGTCGATGTTGCCTTTGCCTGCGATCGTCCGGTTGATCACTGCGTTATTGATCACGACAGGGCCGCCGATACGGATCTGGGGATTGAGTAGGCACTTGACCTTGATGCCCTCATCGGTCTGTTCCGGCACACCTACAATACCGGTGAAGGTCGATAGATTGATTGACGGGAATGGCTGCACACCTGTGTAGGGTGTGAGTTGCACGACCCCGTTCTGGATCGACCACGAACAGCCCAGCTTCGATGCTATGTCGCGTTGCAGATCGCGGTACATCCCGAAGAGCACCTTGCCTCGCGGTAACGTCCCACCGACTAGGAGTGCATTCGCCGTGGCTGAATTTTGAACCGCGACCAAATTAACTTTGGTGCCTGTCTTATCGGCCAACAACGTCTGCTGTTGCTGCAATGACGTTCCTGCCGCGGCCGAGATCGCACCGACGGTCTGGTTGTAGAGTATGTCGCCGTCACCGCATAGCAAGTCGAGATAGGTGTTCGTGGCGTCTTCTTTCCCGCTACGAATCTGCTTCAACGACCCGGAGAAGATGACCCCGAACTCACCGTTAGCGTAACCTGCTTGCAACAGGACTTGGGTGAACTCGCCCTGCGTCATGATCAGATTCTCGGTCTCGGGCTTCAGGTTGTAGACCCTGATGATTGCATTGTTCGGTGTCTCGACGTCGGCAGCGTTCACATTGAACCGGATACGCATATCCGACAAATTGATGCCGTTGAAGTCGTTCAGGTTGCCCGTCCCCGAACCGACGAGCAATCCTATGCGACGAATGAATTGAGTGGTGTCGCCCATTATGGCGTCGTCACAAAATAGAGGTACGCTCCGTCACCGAGGTTCGTGAACGTCGGCGGGCTAGCGGTATCGTAGGTGGTCGAAGCGATCAGCTTGCCACCGAAGTTCAGATACGCGAACTGACCCAGGAGATCGCATCCCGTGACCATCGCTATGCCACCGATGATCAGATTGTTGTTCGCGTCACCGATGTCGATGACCCAGCAGTTCGCATTCGGATCAGGGTTCCACTTGACGGTGAGTGTGTACTGCGTACCGCCCAACGAGATGATCAACTGTTGGGGCGCGGCGATCAGCGGGATCTGGTATTGGGTCGACATGATTAGAACTTCACGGTGTTCGGTGATGCGCTCAACAGACTGCCGGCGCTAGGCGACACAAGCTGTTGCTGGCCTTGAATCGTCGTCGTTTGCGTGGCCGGCGCATTGGCCTGGTTGGCGGCGGCCGCGGGCACGCTTCCCACGATGCTCGTGCTGGCCAACAGGAGCTCCTGCATGTAGATCGAGATCTCGAGAATGTCTTGCGTCTTCGGGTCGGTCTCAGTCGCGAGAGACTTGATGAGCATGTTCGTATACACACGCTTGGTCGTGTAGACCGTGTAGATCACGAAGGTGTTCTTCCCGCTGAGCAGCGCCGCATAGATCGCCTGCAGGTAATTCTTCGTGGTCCCGGGCGTGCTCTTGTCCGCCGCCCATATGACGTTGAGCGTGAGTTCTGCAGGTTTCGCGAACGCATGATCGGTGATGGGAGATCCGGTTTCGATCGGATGCTGCACGATCTCCGATTCGTCGTGGTGGTGCTCGCTGCACGTCACCTGATCGACGAAATTCCGATTGCTAGTTGTCCCTGGCGTAGCGCCGGCGACCACATTGGTCGTCGTGACAACGAATCCTGTCGTCGTGGCGATGAGCCCTCTGCCGTTTGAGGGAACAGCAAATGATCCGGCAGACGAGGTAGTCATAGTTATTGTGTCGCCACCATGGCGCTCTTCGTATTGCGGACGACATCGCCATATAGTCGGTTGACTTTGTCAGCAGTCATCGTGGAGATCTGACCCGAGTTCGTCCCGTTGATAACGAACGACGGACGGAAGTTCACATGCTGCGTCACGGTAGTCGTCTTGTCGCCTGCGCTGGCCAGTGCAGACTGGTTCGCCCCTGGCGCCACGCTATTCAAGCTGGCCATTGCGTGCATACCGTATGGCATCGATCCCGGCTTGGCGATCTTGTCGCGAGGGACGAACTGTTCCCAGTTTGGGCCGCCCGCGTTTATTGCCCTATTCACTGCAGGTGGGCCAGCGTTGTAATCAGCGAACGCCATCTCGAGATCTCCGTTGCGACGGGTGAGCCCTTCTTTCATCAGCCTGGCCGCAAAGGCGATTGACTTGTCTTCGTCGAGACGATCCTCGAGCTTCATATGGTATAGCGCGGCGGTTGCGCTCGTTATCTGCATCAGGCCTTTTGCGTCGCCTTCATTCATCTTGGGATCTGTACCGAACGACGATTCGATGAACGCTGTCGCATGCAGCGTACCTTTAGGCAACCCGTATTGTTCTTCGGCAGCCGTCAGTCTGGCGTCCAGACTCCCTTTGGCGCCGCCGGCAGACGCAGGTGCAGCCGCTGACGCGGGCGCAGGTGCAGCCGCTGACGCGGGCGCAGGCGGAGGCGTATCCACTCCAAATAGCGAATTCAGGAACGACCGGGTCTTGGTGTTTGAGGTCTTGACCGCGGAGATATCATTGAACTTGTCGATCATCTTCCCGATCCACACGGTTGCCTTCACGACGTCGCGCAAGAACGGGTTCAGTCCCTCGTCGAGGAACTTCTTCATGTTCACCATCAGCGGGCCGCCGATTTTGTTCGCGATAATCTCGAATTCTGTGCCAGTGTCCCGGAGCGAATTCATCGCCTCATGGCCCTGGTCGGCCATCTTCTGCTGATTCATGCCTCCTTCGGCCCAGAGCTCGTTTATCTTCTTCTGCTGCGCTATCCAATCAGGATAGTTGTTCATGATCTGCAGCATGTCCTTGTCGGCCCAGCCGAAATACTTCTCTCCGATCTGGTATGCGATTGCGCGCGTAGAGCCGCCTGCGTCGAACATACCCTTCAGGTGGTCGAGCACGACGCTCATCTTTTCCGCGGTGTTGAGGCTCTTCGGATCGATACCCAGCCTTGCCAGGACGCCTTGTAGGCCTGGCGACTTCTGGATGGCCATGTTCATGCTCTCGAGCATCGCCGTGACCTGCCCAGCCCCCATACCGATGCGCTGGGCGGCACCTTCGAAGTTGCGCAACTCTTGAACCGACGCACCGGTCCGTTGGCTGGCGAAGTAGAGCTTCTCCATGCCTTCGGCCATCTTCGACACGAACTGTTCGACCACGATGCCGACGCCGATCATGGCGCCGCCGAGTTTCATGGCGTCCTTCGAGGATTCACTCAGGCCGGCGCGAAACTTCTTCCCGCCCGCTTCATCGATCTTGAAGCCGAGGGCGTAGACGAATTCCTGGAGGACTTGTGCTTGGGTAGCCACGATGATTTACTTCTGGAGGAGAGACATTCGGTAGGTGTTTTCTTCGAGCACGTCTAGCGCGTCGTTCATGAGCACGAAATCCCACAGGCTCAACACTCGATCGTACAACCTGTCCATCTGGCACATGTTCTTCGTGATGGGCCGCATCAAGAAGCCCATCCCGTCGGCCATGGTCACAAAGTTGACGTTGGGGCTGGATCCGCTTCGCGGGATAGGTTCACGACCATGCTCAAGAAAAAAGGGCGGAAGTTCTCAAGGAGAACAGCCCACACGATCTGCAGCAACGTGGGCAAATCCAGGTCTTGGTACGCTAGCTGCCCCTTGACCCTGCCGTCCTGGCCCGTCGTCGGGACCGTGAGATTGTAGAAGTTGCCGTCAGGCCCTTTGATCTGGACCGTCGACAGGCATCGGTCCATCACCTCGTCAAGTTGATCGTCGCTCAACTCGGCCAACTTCGAACTCATCGCCATCATGACGTCGACCGTCATCATGGCCTTGTCCGACGTATTGATGTGGCCCGCGCGCAAGGATTCGTAGATAGGCACCAGTAACGGCGTGACGCGACGGAACACATGGAACTGTTCCTTCACAATCATTCGGAGGACCGTGATCTCCTTGCCGTTGATCGTGTAGTTACCCGGCAGGGCTTCCGTCACGGCTAGCCTCCGCCGCCGAGCAGGACGTCACAGACGATCGAGTCGAAGCGCCACTCATTCATGCCTGCGTCTTTGGCGTACGTGATCTTCGGCACCTTGGCAAACGCGGTCTGCTGGGCCGTGATGTTGTCGCCCAACGGCGCGTTCGAGGCGCGAATGGTCATCTGACCCCACTTGCCGCCGCTGGTCCGATTCTGCTGGAGCAGGTTCTGCAGTAGCGCATTGATCGGCGAGGTCTTGAGCAGGCGGACCATGATGTGCGCGTTCTTGTTGCCATGCAACGAATGGACGCCCGTGAAGTCCAGACCGGCCTTCATGTTGTTGACGTCTTCGGTCTGTTCGACTTCGATACCCTCTTCGGATACCGCGGCGCCCGCGCCAATGTTGATGAATTGCCCCGTCACGGCGTCATACAGC